AAAGGCTCAATAATACCTGATCTTCTCTAGCAGTCATTCCTTTGGTTAATTGAACATATTCAGAAGTTAATGCTATAGTTAATTCTAGATAATCAATGGCTAAAGCATCTAATCCTTCATTGATTTTATATCTGTCTACTGTATTTCTTATGTATGCTAGGTCATAATTTGGTTCATCTTCTAAAAACAATTTTGTATTTTTAACATATTCAATAGCTTTATCGACTCTGATTTCTTCTTCTTCTGTCATGATATTTTTCTTAATCTTAAATTCTTCTACTCCGCTAACAAATGCCCACATCATAGGTTCTAATTCTTCATAGATTTTCATTTCTGTTCCTATATATAATCCAACATTATTTTGTCCATTTGGATTGGGAACAAAATCATTTTTATCAAAATCCCACAGATGAGAACAACATATCAAAAGCAATCTCTCGATAGCTACACGGGTTTTACCTTTTCCACTATCTCTAGTTTCAAGGAAAAAACCACCTTTTAAAGCACCCCTAGTAAGCGTATTTAAATACTTACTTTCTAGTCCGTATCCATAACAAGGAGACTCCTTCATTTTTATTCTTAATTCATCTGCATTGTCTCCAGCTTTTCTTCGTTTTGTTGAGTCTCTTATTAAAAACTTTTCTTTAACATTAAAATTTTTTCTATCAAAGTATTGTTGAACCTCATTTAATGTCATAGATTCAAATTTTTCTTGTTGTTGCTTAATAATTATATGGTCTATCTCATCCATATCTAAGATTCCAGATACGTCTGTACCCTCATTCATATAACTTCTCAGTAGCGATAATTTTCTTAATTTATTATAGTAATATTCATAATTTGTATTATTACCGTCCTCATATATCCCTGATAACCATTCAATATTTTTTTCGTTATCAAAAATCATTTTATACGACTTAGGATCGTTTGTGTTTAAGTATGTTTCTATATCTGCTATCTTTACTTCATTCAATCCTTGAAGAGATAAATTATATACACAAGTATGAATTAATTGGTGTAGTCCATTTGGGAAATCTTCAAGGTTTAACGCATATTTTTTATCTTTTAATAAATTAGGATTTTTCATTATACAGCCTAATACTTGACAAGAAGTTCTTTTATCATGATATTTTTCAATTTGTTTTTTAGTTGTCTTCATTTTGCTCCTCCCAATTAAAGTTCAAGGGCAAAGGAGTTTTAGCAATTAATAACTTATCAGCAATTTTAGTTTTTATTTGAATTGATTTCTCTTCTCCTTTAAACTCTTCTGCTATATCTTGAAGATTAAACATTTTATTATAGTGTTTTTTTGCTTTATCGTAAAAATAAGGTATAATTCCTAGTCCAGTATCTTCTAACACATCATTCTCTAAAATTTTATAATAATATTGTAAAGTATAATACATGCCAATATTAGTATATTCATAGTCTGCTCTATAGTTTTTCATTTGTTGAAACATCATTCCTGTAGGTTTATCAATATTATGTAATTTGCATATATAATCAAACAGTAAATCCCAATCATTTTTGTACAGAGCAGATTCTTCTTCTTTAAGTTCCAAACAGACTTTACAATATCTTTTTTGACTTTTAATAATTGTTTCTTCTTTTAGAAATGCTTCTTCACATATAGTACATTTTAATTTCTTAGGTGGTTTTTCCTTTATAACTTTTGTAACCATATAATCACCTCTACTTTAAATAGGGAGTAGATGAAACTACCCCCTATTTTATTTATGCTATTATTGAACTTCTTCTAATCTAGATTCAATGTCGTCTCTAATGCAAATTAGAGCTTCAAATTGCTTGGCAGTTGCTTCTCCTACTCTTCCATCTTTACCAAGATGCTCTTCCACGATTTGAACATAATCGTCTACTAAATCTAACTCATCCAATTTAGCATACATTTCTTTAATTTCCTCAACTACACTTTCAAATGTTTCTTCAACTTTTCCATAGATTTTTTGTTGCTCTTCAAAACTAACTCCAGTATAACCTTCTGCATCATTTTGCTTTTTTATACCATCGATAACTGTCTTCTCTAAGTTTTCTGCTGAAAATTCTTCAATATATGTATCCATATATGTAAATCTACTTCTAGCAAAATAATCATCTGCTTCAGCTAAATAAGCTGAAGAGGGAATAACCTTTCCTTTATCATCAATTCCATTAGATTCCAGATAACATACTATATCTGCATTATCTCTAATGGGTTTGATATTTCTTTCATCTCCTTCAATAACATATTGGTCTTTCTTTTTATCTAATTTTGCATGACCTAAAAAAACAATAGTATACCCTAAACTAATTATCCCATCAACCCAAGTCCAAACTAAATTGTCGTACTCTTCCCAACATCCATATCCACCATTAGCCTTACCAATTGAATCAACATCATATTTTGCACAAAGATAATTTTTAACATATGTTCCTATTCGTTCAATACCATCTACTACTACGGTAATTTGTTCGCCACTTTGCAATAGTTGAACAAAATCCTTACCAGCTAATTTTTTGCCATTTTTCTTCAAATCACTCCAATTTGCTGTTTTTAATGCGATAGCTCCATTAGTTGCATTGAGTCCTTTTTCAACTGGTAAGAAAATGGGATTTTTAAATTTTGCAGATTGAGAAGTTTTTCCTACGTTATTTCCACCATAGAGAACAATAACTTTTCCCCTTAAATCTGCAGACACATGACTAACTTGAACATCACCTTTAAAGTTTTTTTGTAATAATTCTTGTAATTTATCTGATATTGCCATTAATAAATTCCTCCAATATTCTTATTATTAATATATTAAACAAGAGAAGGGGATTTCTCCCCTATTGTTGATTAAAACTTGGGTCTTTCGCGCTTAGTAGTTTTTTCCCCACTTGCACTAGTATTTGATCCCTTATTGCCCATACCTTTGCCTTTTTTATTATCTACAATTTCCTCATTCTTTTTTTCTTCGATTGCGACATCGCGCTCAATCTTTGCCTGTTTAATCAATTCCATATCGAATTCTTTTTCTTCGTCTTCTTGGATATCTGCACCAACGACAACTAATTCATTAATATATTCTCTATGCTCTTCTACTTTTGCTCTACCCAAACCTCCTCCTTTCGTAGTTTTAGTAATAATAGACTTATAATTGATGTCCCCCCATACATTGAGCGTCATTCCTTCTTCAACTTGAGCAAGAATATCTTCTCCAAAATCAAATTCTTCGCCATCATCATTTAAGATAATTCCTACAACAACCTCCATAGGAATAACTTTTCCACCATAGATAGGTGTCCATCCACTTACAATAGCTCTGCCAGTAGGTTCGTCTTGTTTTGTTTCTTCCTTAACAGAAGTCACAAACATTTCAATATCAAATGTTGCCTTATAATCCTCTGATTTAATCGAAGAATCAACTGTAATATTACCAAAACCTAAGTCGATATTCACCTTTGTTTTTACTTCCTCTGTTTCTTTAACCTTAAAAATATCTTCATTAAAGCGAGGAGTAAATTCTTTTTGTCCTTGTATTCTTACCTTTGCTACATTTTCACGATCCTCATCATTTTTACATGATGCTAAAGTTAAATGATCTTCATTAATTAATTTTTGCAATGTCTCAAACGATTTCTTAACTTTGCCTTTTTTATTTTTTTCTGCTACAAAAACTTTAATTTCAATTTCTGAAAAATTACCAGTATTGATAACTAAAGATCCATTAATATAATTCCCTTCTTTATTTTTATTTAAGTTGAGTTTTTGTTCCTTAACTTCTCCGATTAAAGTGATATCATTAATTGCTTGTCGTAGTTCGGCATTGTTTTCATTGTTTTCCATATGTATAATTCCTTCTTTCAATAATTTTATTTTGCTATTTAATGTACATGATCTATTAAAATATATTGAAAGAACTTGGCCCCTTATTTCTCTTAATGGGTTTCATCCCGAACGATGTCATCTTAATAAGCATCAATCCTTTCTCTAAAATATTATTTATTTTAACCACTTAATAATTATACCATACAACTAAAACCGTGTCAACATTTTATTTCTTACTTCTAACAAAACATAAACCACTTAAAATTCCACATTCAATTCATCTTATTAATGTAATCCATTTTTCCTTAGAGCATCATTAAGTTGCTTCAAGAAATTAGCCGGATCATCATTTGAATCAACAGTAATATTAATTGTGATATTATTTACTACATTCTTTCCATTCTTTGACTCTCCATCTGATTTATCATCCTCTACATCATTTTCTTCCTTAACCTCTTCAACCCAATCCCATTCTGTTGGTTCATTCTCATCTAAAACATCACACATAACCCTTACACAACAACTATCCAATTGCTTAATTGCAACAATATCATAATCATCACCTTCGCTAGATAATTCTTCATCATAATCATTAATTGATACGTAATAAGAACTATACCCTAATTGAATATCTTCTTTATTGCAGAACATTTTTCCATTCTCAACATCATCTAATAAAGTACATAAATCTCCATCACGCATTTTGAAAAGCATTGAACTATTTAATTCTGATTTCTTCATTTTAAGATTCCTACTTTCATTATTATTTTTTTTGATTTTCTACATATTCATCAAAATCAATTTCATCAACAACATCAGAACATCTATTGCTTAAATGTTCTATTTGTTTATTTTCTTCTTTTGACAACCCATTATCTTCAATACCTAGTGCTAAATATGTCAAGTATGTATTGATCATGTTTAGTTCTATTTTTGTTAACAACATTTCCTAACTCCTTTCCACTATCTGATAAATATCACCAGTATCTCTTTTTGGCAATCTGAACTTATCCAAAGTATGTAGATTTTCTTGAATATAATAATACTCATTATCTTCTGCAAGAATAACTCTAAATAAATCTTTGTCGAATGTGTAGAAATCTTTAAGGAATTTTACTTTTCTTATGATTCTCACCTCCTTTTGATAAAGTTTATAACTTATTGCATTAAACAAACGCTACAGGAGCATCCCATACAATCTCCTTCAAACCCCATTGCTTCACATTTATCAGCGTCTTTATTCATTTCCTCAGTCATTTGTTTTACAATATATCCATTTTCATGTAATAGTTTAATTGCTTCTTTAATCTTATTTTCCATATGTAATCACCTCCTCAATTAAAATAACTGATTTGTAGGATTAAATTTATTTAAGAAATTCCTTATAATAATGATCTGGATATTTATTTAAAAAATATTCTAAAGTTCCAAAGCCTCCGTTAAAAGTATTAACAAATGATTTTGTAATACAAAATTCTTTACCGTACATACCCATTACAATACCAAATATAAAAGAGTTTTGTTTTTCTGGAGTTGAACATTTATCAAAAACTTTATCAATTAATTCTCCAAGAGTTAATTCTTTCATTTCTTCATTAATTTTATTTTCTTGAATAATTTTTTTGATTTCTTTAATTTTATTAATTTTTTCTTCAGAAATTTTCATATTTTAATATCCTTTCATACTCAAAATAAACTAAACTTTTATTCTACTATCTTGTTAATCAGATTTGAATACCAAGTCCATGCTCCACCATCAATATCTAGTTCATATTTTTCATTTTCGATAAGTATTTTTGTAATTATTGCTTCTTTACCTGCGTATTCTACCATATCCCAAACAATATCATGCTCTGCTCCTCTAAGTTCTTCAAGATTATCAACAATTAAAACTTTAGTTCCAACTTTCATTTTAATCATACTTCCTTTCTACGATATTTATTTATTATTTCTATAGCAATCAAACTCATTCCTAATCATCGAATCAATTTGAGTAGTGATATAAACTTGATATAGAATATTTTTAATATCAGTATCGCTTTTTGCTTCTTTAATTTCATTAACCATTAAATCTATAAAACTAATTGTATCATGATTAATTAATATTGGTTTAACTGGTTGTTTAAATTGACTATATGTAAGATTATTATTCGCATAAGCAATTCCCTCTGATCTTCCAACTACTAAATCTGCCATTCTCTCACCTCGATTCATTATTTATTTCACATAACTAACCACATACTTAGTATAACATTTTAACAACCATATGTCAAACATTTTATTTTAGTATTTAACTCTCTTTCTCATTCCCTTCAATTTTTGCATATACCTTCAGACATCTTTTACAAGTAACACTCTTATCTTGAATATCCTGAACATCTTCACCAACATATTGTAGACACAAACTCATATTAGATTTTAAATATGCAATATGTATTACTCCACCTTTAGTTGCTTGAGCTTTCTTTAAGTCCATTTTTATTCTCCTTTTATTTTAAAATGAATGGTTTATTGGTTTCTTATTTCTTTTCCAAAACAATATGCTAATATTAAAATTACTATTGTGGTTACTATTGCATGAATTATTCCGTGTCCTAAAAATACATAAGTCATAATTACTAAAACTAAACCCAATAATAAAAGTATCAATAATCCCATTACGATATTAATCAGAATCTCTTGCATAATAAACATCCTTCCACTTAGTACCAATCTAACATTTGCTTCTACTTAATCCCATGTACCAATAATTTATTTTCTAAATCCTGAATTTTATAGAATATAGAGAGAATAAGATTATCTCCGATTAAATCTCTCCATTGCTCTCCATATCTTAGAGCATGAAAATTAAACTTACTTCCATCTTGATCTAAGATAACTTCATATTTTCCATTGTCTAATTTTATTGTTTCTTTCATTTATATTCACAATCTCCTCTCAAACAATTTTCACAGTTACAGTCTAAAGTAATTAGGTATCCGCAAGGAGTATAGAAGTCTATAATACTACTTCTATACCCTCTAATACTTTCTTTCGACTCTAATTGAATGATTTTACTTCCATTAATAAATTCAATAACTTTATCTTTCATTTTTCATCCTCAACTTTATTCAAAAATTAAATCCTTAAAAATAGTTGTTTCTCCACCATCTTTAGAAATATTATTCTTCAGTTCATCTAGTGAATCACTTTTATAAAAATATCCTTGTCCGTCTAATCTTATTAAAACATAAATATGATGACCTACATTAATAAAATTAGGCAATGCAGAAACTATATACCACTGACCTGTATAATCACTATAAGCATAATTACCAATTTGCATATCTTCAGTGTTAATTTTGTTAATTCCGTACATATTTATCATTCTCCCTTATTATTTTATATTTTACACTATTTCTCTAATTTCAATAATATCTCCATAACCAGAATAATCATAAGGGTTATTTAAAGCAAAAACTACTCCCTCACTAAATTTTCCAAGCCAACGATTGGCATAGTCACAAGCCTCTTCAAATGTATCATAAATGGAAATACTCCAATATGAACCATATTTTGAATCATAGTTAAAACAATCTGCTGGTTTTTCGTTGTCAAATACTTGATACAATATTTTATCATTCCTTTCTTATAATCCAACCAATTTAACATTTTTAAACCTTCAAAACAATATTCCCATCGTTGTCTGTCA